TCCATTTACCCCACGAAAAATTACCAAACTCACCTTTATTAATCCGGCTGTAAATGCCGTCATCAGTGATAAGTAACTGATATCCACCCGGTTGTTCACTAGCGGTTGAAAACTGAAAAGTAGAAACTGTACCATAAGGTATATTTTCAACAGGCAAATTATGCATCAGCTTACTTGTCATATTAAATAAAAACGCTGTTTTATTTAATGGTGCGTTATTTATGTCATTAAAGGTGGTGGAAATGTTGTCTGGTGTTACAATAATATCACTCGGTGAATAAGATAAAGTGTTAGTAAAAGTCCATTTACCCCACGAAAAATTACCAAACTCACCTTTATTAATCCGGCTGTAAATGCCGTCATCAGTGATAAGTAACTGATATCCACCCGGTTGTTCACTAGCGGTTGAAAACTGAAAAGTAGAAACTGTACCATAAGGTATATTTTCAACAGGCAAATTATGCATCAGCTTACTTGTCATATTAAATAAAAACGCTGTTTTATTTAATGGTGCGTTATTTATGTCATTAAAGGTGGTGGAAATGTTGTCTGGTGTTACAATAATATCACTCGGCATATAGCTACCGAATGCGCCATATGTTAAGCCGCTGTCCACCCACGCTTTATCATAATAATAAATGTGACCATTTGAAGCTAACACATAAACAAGTTTAGTATTAGTCATATCGTTGGTAGTTGTTACAAATGTTGGAAAAGAGTCATTTCCTATAATAACTGAGATTAGCTGACTTAGAGTTCCATCTTTAACCAATTCATCTAATTTCTTGTTTACTTCTTCCTGCACATCTAAGTTTTCAAAGTAAGTATTGACAAAATCATATAACGCCTTATAACTTTTCACAAGTTCATCCTGCGCCGTAAACATTTCTTTTACTGTTTTGAACAAAACAATAAATTTGTTTTCCAGACTCAACGTCCCGTTAAAATCATACGGAATCCCCCGTACACTTGCGACAACTTCACAAGCCTGCGTAATCATCTGACCGAAATCTGGCAACGTAGGAAAATCTGGAATCGTTGGTTTATCTGCCATTGCTATTCCTCCTTAATAAAATTGATAGAACAATTCTCTGCAATCATCGCAGATACGTTTGTTAAGGTTAAGGATAGTATCTCGGAATCTCTGTACTTCTAATGAGTAACTACCGTCAAAACCCTCATCTTCAATCGTATCATTATTATCTGCATGATACGTGTCATTACTGTTGGTTTTTGTCGTATTCTCTCCATTGCTTACCGCGCTATTATGGATGGTATTCTGTCCCCGTTCCATCGTAGACGCATAATTCGTTCCGGCAAAATTGATCTGCGGATTGTCAGAGTGAATATTTTGTGTGTCGTTATTTGTATCGGCTGATGTTGTGTTTTTTGCTGTGCTGTCTCCGGAGATCACACCAGTTCGTGTATCATCTTTCGTACTCGTTACTTTTCGTGTACTCTTATGAGTGATAAGCGGGTCGTACTCAAAAGTAATACTCCTGTATAACTGCTCGTAATATGGCATGTTAACCGTAAGGATTTTTTTCAGATGATACTGAAATTCACCAATCGTTTCTAACCCGATCTGCTCGCGGAAATACTGTAAACAGAACGTTTTTTCGAACGCAAGTTTTGTAGCATTATATTCGGAGTCGGATGCATCGACATAAAACGGAAAATCAAAGTTGAATACTAATTCAATTGCTTTTTCGATCATACCATCAATAGTCTGCTTTTCTAGCGGATGAATCACGTTGTCTGCAATAACCAACTGTTCGATGGTATTCGTCAATGTTTTCGTTTCGTAGTTATAGCATAAAAACATTAGTCCACCTCGCTTTCCGGTGTGCTGTGTTCGCCTTTTTCTGTCGTGTCAAAAGCATCTGGTCTGTTAATCGGCGTTACCATCTTAGAATTAAAATGTACATGGATGTTCAGACCATACATATCATTAATAGCGTCAAGTCCCCTCTGAATGGTTGCCAGATTCCCGTTTCTTGTCAACTCGATTTCTCCATCGTTGTAACTTGTTTCCGCGGAAACCAGCCGTTCCGGTTTTTCAACGCCGCTTGCTTCGATTCCGAGATCAGCTAGACATTCTGCTACTTCTCTCTGCGCGGCGGTGTCAAGTTCGTTAAAAATTGGCTGTACTTTCAGATCAATCGTATCAATTTGAATCTGTTTTCGCAGATCGTTTTTGGCTTTGATAAACGGAATGTTTTTTACCCACTTTTGAATAAAGTTGTCAATGCTGAGTTTTTGCGTAGAATCTCCGCTGATGACAACTGGCGTCCTCTGCTGAATCACGTTTACCCTTGTCGACGCTTTTTTCTCTGCCAGACTCTGCGAATGAAGAATAATACTGAGAATTTCCGGTACAGCAAAAGGTCTTGCGAAAATCAACGCGCTTTCTTCCTTGTCGGTCTGTTCATAATACTGTCCATTCATGGCGTACGCAATCCAATCGGTCGGGATACCATAAATATCAGGCTCACCTACCAGATTCACGCCGAAAACACCATACAGTCCGGTGATTGGTTCTTTTTTGAACAGACACATTCCCTGCCATAACAGATAGGAGTTGAGCATCCGCGGCGGAATCTCATCCGGTAAACCGTCATACTCATAACGTGATAATGCTAAATTTACAAACTTGTCAAAAAAGTGCCGGAAATATAGTTTTTCTTCCGGTGATGTATTCGGATTATTTTCCCACTGTCCCCATACTTCCTTGTTACTCACCCGATACGGGTTATTGTACATGATATCACCTCCTTAGTTATTGGAAAGACCATAGTTTCCCACATCGTCCGTGTGCCAGAAAGTGACCCCGCGGTTAAACATTGCCTGCAAAAAGTTGATATCATCTGTAACGCACGCGCCATGTAATCCGCAATTAACCGTTTTGACAAAATTCCAATTTGAACGCCCCGTAATATTGGGTACTTTAATTTTGTGCGTTGCATATCCGTACATTGTGAAAAAATCGTCGATTGTTTTTGCCATCTGAGCGGTTACACTCATCACATGACAGTAAACTTGACTGCCGAACAATGCGGTGGCAACATAACTTCCAGATGAATTGCCTTTTGCTGTCGGTGGAATCAAATCATGACTTTCTTTTTGTGCGTTAATGTTTTCGTTCAGTAGATATGTTCCGGTTGCCGCGGTATAAATGCTTTCAACGCCAGCGGCTACATTTCCGCTTAATGCTCCGACTAATCCTCCGGCTAAATTTCCAATCTGCGATATTGCATTCTGCTTTTTGGAGTAGTCCCATAACGGACTAGACTGCGCTAGAAAAGCCTGATAGCCGTCATTTGTCCATGCACACTGTGGGAAATTATTGATGATAAAACCGTATGGGGATTTTGACCCACCAGTACGTTTATATTCACGCGGAGCCACAAAGATTGCCGGAATATTAAACATAACGCCATACACCTGCATGGTTAATGCTCCATTTTTACCGTATTCGAAATTAAAAGTATGCTGTATTCCCGAACCATCGTTGACCAGACAATAACAATAGGGATACTGATATAGTTTATTGTTTTTCGGTATATAGCCGTCAAGTGCATCTGGCTGAACGGTTACTTGTGTATAAGCAGATGCATCTGTCTGGAAACACGCTTCTGGTGCTTGATATACATTAACAATCGCATCTCCGTTTCCGCTTTTGACGTAATTCTGGATAACTGTGATTAAGTCCGTATATTTTGTTTTCCGAGTAAATGTCAAACCAGATAAAATTCCCTGATTGACAATGGGTATAATATTTGTTCCGTTTTCGTCTGCACTCGCGCTCAAACAATACTGCATCGGACCGAGATTCAAAAGTTTCTGTTCGTTCGGATTGTCCACGTATTCCCCCGTTTCCAGATTTTCTGGCACTAAATTAATTCCGGCATAATCAGCTTTTTTGTCAATATGTTCCCGTTCCACATAGCACGGCTGTAATACCACATCGTAAAAACTGTTCTGGAAACGATCGGGTTCGAAATAAATCTTAAAACTTCCGTCACTCAACCATTCTACGCGCGTTACAAAACCGAAATACCATTCTTCCGTATAGGGTTTGTTCTGAAAAGCAATATAATTGCATTTCAGAAATTCACTCTCATTCCCTTTTCCTTTATAAGTCAGTTCTCCCCATCTCACGGGCGCGGACTGCTTAAAAGTATGGATTGCTTTTTCTCTTACGTGCGCCAGACAACCTGCTTTTCCGTTTTCGTAGTATCTTACGTGTTCATAATCGTTTCCCCACTCAATACCACTAGCCAAAATAACCGTGGTCTGCGGGGAAACAGCCGCCACATCGGATTGCGGCGGCATTGGAATAAATGATTCCATGTTTCCCACCTCTCTTAATCGGAAGTAAAGTAAATGGTTGCTGTTTTGGACGAATCGTAACGACTGGTAATCACAACTTTTACGCTCGTTGTTTTATTTGCTTTCGTTTTCAGATTCTTTTCGTCTTTTGCGATTCGAAGAATCGTAGTTCCCGGGATTACAAACGTATCGGCAGAAGAGTTACCCTCTACTTTTACGTCAATCGCTTTATCAGCTACCCCTGTAGAAGTAACTGAAAAACTTCCACCGAAGTCGACATCTGTTCCAGCTTTCACCAGTCCCACGTCACTTGCGGTAATGGAAGAAACATCAACCGTCTCGGTCGTAAACACGATGATCGGATAAAACAGGGAATAAGAGAACATCTCTTTTACTGTATACGTACTGTTCCAACGCAGTCCGCGATTAACGTTATCCTGTACCATCATGCGGTACTGTTCTCGGATTTTGAAGAAACGTTTGTCAACCAGTACAGCCACGATACCCTCAGCATCGTTAAAGTTATCAATTAAAACCTGCTGTGCTTTCGGAATCATCCGGTCGAGATTGTACGCGCTTGCATAACTGTCAACGTTCATCGCGGCTTTGGTATCTGGGTCGACAAACAGAAGAATGGTATCTTCTTTTGCCGCCGATGTCGCGCCAGCGAAATTATACAGCGGGTTCGGGAACTGAATCTTGTCAATATAGGACTGAATTTGTTTCGCCAGTGCGTTCGCGGATGCTTGATCTGTAACCGCATCCACGTGTACAGGATAAATCTGACCTGCACGTTTCGCAGACGCGATCAGCTCTTTCGCTGTCGTGAACTCATCCCAGTTGCAAGCAGAAACGACGCTCTCCACTTTTGCCTGTACCAGACTTCTGAGTCCGTAATCATCGAGAAACGCGCCGCGCATATCCTCAAACCAGATCGTTACCGGATAATCGTTATTAAAATTGATTACATGATACAGCGCCATAATGTAGCTGTCATAAATGGCGGTCGCATCTTCGATGCTGATATTAGCATCGTGTGCATATCCCTGCGCAAAGTTTACGTAAACCTCCTGTTCACCGTTTCCATACGGCATGGCGTTACTGTTTAACACTCTAAGCGGGTTACGGAACGCTTCCGTGCTGATGGACTGGCTAGCGATCAGATTCACCAGTGCCGGAACGAGTTCGTTTCTTGCCATCGGATTATACGGGTCAGTTAACGTTTTTGCAATATCAGCGATATTATCACGCGTTGCCACAGGAACTCTGTCACGGTAATCAACACTCATCGTCTGCCGAACGGCGTTCAGCATGTTAATATTTGTCATGTCAAGTTTTGCCATTGTTACTCTCCTTTTCCGCTCATGATGAGCTGAGACATATCAAGATCATTGATACTTGTTGCGGTGTCTTCTGCTTCCGGCACTTTTCCGCCAAACTCGGTTACTTTTGTGATACTTCCGCCGTGGGAAAGATCAGACCAGCGGCTTTTGATTTCTGCGACCGCAGATTCATACTTTCCGCGCAGTTCGTCCCGTTCCGCAACCAGTGCGTCACGCTCCGACATCAGCGCTCCGATGTCAGTATCTTCTGTTTTGATTTTTTCACTGATGGCGGCGATCGCATCACCATGCGTTTCGATGTTTCCAATATCGGCTACAATTTCTGTCCAATACTCTTCAAGTGTCATGTTAATACCTCCTTTTTAAATTGGGATATAACCAGATCGGCATTTTATGCCGTTTTGGTTTCATGGGATGGGGCGGCTCGGGCGGTTCTGGTTGTTCACCTTTTGCCAGATACCGATATACCATAATAGCGTTATTCAATCGTTCGGAATCGGATAGATAGCGATTTCCCACAATCCATCCGGTAATTGCAGAATCTTTTGCGTGTTCGGAAATATAATTGAAGCACTCATGCGCTTTTTCCTGCCGGAAAGCAAGCGTTCCATCGTCACTGATACCCTCCCAACCTTTCATATAGGCGGCGGTCAGTGCGTCCAGATCGGTACTGTCACTGTGCAAAAATGCTTGCAGATTTTCGTAAGCACTTGCGGCTCCTACGGAATACCATACGTTTTCATAGATTAGATATTCCAACTGTGCGTTGCCATCGTCTCGGCTGTAGCCGTTCGCGTCCAGCCAGTTAAATAATTGCGTACGCCTATTCGTGTCGGCGTTATCCGTCCACTGACCCAGACCATAACCGGGCGAGCCGACAATCGTGCCTTGCCACAATCCAGGATTGATGGTTGACTCCTGCCAGAAGTTGCCACAGATGGCGGCAATTACATAGTGGCTGATACCGCTTTGTACCTCAACTGGGTATCGGTACAGATACGTCCATGCGCTGTATGGACTCACAAACGTATTAATAGACACCTGTCTTTCCAGTGGGTAGCTGTCTGTGTGCGCTCCCATCGTATACCCGCCGCCGTCTGCCGGGTCATATACCATTTCGGTATGCCCGGAACGCCACAAAATATCGCCTTTTTTCCAAGGCTGGTTTGCGGTTCCTTTCTGGAATCCCGCGCCGATCACATACCCATCCATGCTACGAGTTGTAAACCACGGGTTTCTTGCCAAAAAACCACCTACTGTACAACAATAACTCATGAGGGACGAACAATCATAGTACGTAATACCTCCGACCGTTTGCCCCTCTCGATAAGTTTGTGAGTAACCAACGTTCGGTGCATTACAAATTTCGATACAAGTGTTATAAGCAAGCGTCAGATCAGCCACGTGTCAGACCCTCTTTTGCTACATATCCGGTATAGACAATTCCATTAACGATAGCTTTCACAAGATACCATTCTCCGGTATAATACCCGTAGTTTCTAACACTGGTTCCGGTCGGCAACGTTAAAATGACCGTTTTATCCATTCCCGCGCCAACACGCAGATTGTAGCGATCATGGGTATGATATGCTCCTGCAATTTTCCGGTCAAAACTACGCGCGGATTCTGTTTTGATTGAACTTTCAATAACGTTCTGTGGTTTGTCGTTTTTTCCCGCATACCGATAATGGACGGTATTCTCATACGGGAGATCATAATAAGACCGAACGCAGATTTCTTTTCCGGTCTGATCTCCCGTCTGACCATCAATCCCGCCGTTTTCGGACTGGCTGGCATGAACGATGCGGTTCGCGTCAACCGACATCGTTACATGATGCCCGGCTGCAAGGTGGATATCACCGCGTTTCCACGGTTTGCCGCATTTTACGAAACCAGCGTTTACCAACTGTTCGCCGAGATTTCTTGTGGTACTGTACTGACTGACTGGAAACCCAGCTTTTGCAAGTGCCGTTCCGACAAAGGATGAACAATCATAATCAGGTCCATTCCGGTGTACCTGTGAGTAACCGTGGCGATCATCGGCGGCGATCTGTTCCTCCCATGCAACTGCGTTTTCGATTTTACTCATTCTTTCCACCTCCTAAGTGCTGGCAAAGCGAATTAATCGCGGTTGTATTCGCTTCTACACTTTTCCGTAATTCTTCCATTTCTTCCTTGTGTGCGTCTTTTTCTTTCACCAGATACCAAAAAAGCGCGCCGCAACAAACGATTGGAAAACCGAGACTGCCAATTAACTGTGTTACCATCGTTACATCCATTCTTCCACCTCCGTATCATTCCATTTCAACCAGTCCTCAATCTCACTAACTTTATCACACATAATAAAGTTATGAATGAATCGGATTGGCGATTTACTGTTATAAGAGTTGCCATCCATGAAAAAATAATCCCATAAGTAACGGATATGAGATTCATAATTTTCATGTGGGACGATAATCAAAGTGTCTTTCTCATCCCCTCTATAACGTACCGTATAAGCAAGATATGCATTTTCTTTTTTCATCATTCCGACGATCATATTAAAAACGATATTTGCCATCTTTGCTCCTTTCTTCCTGCCCATTAAAACAAGGAAACCTTTTGACCTGCCAAGGACAGGGCGGTTTACTCAACCGTGGCAACCCCTCTGAAAAAGGTTTCCCCGTATTTTCATGATACCTCTTTTCTGTCCGTCTGTCAAGTACTTTTGTCCGTCATACGCAAACTATTTATAAAGATCAATTCCCAATAACTCAACCGCCATATTTTTGCTGTCTAGATCGTCAAATCGCAAGTATGCTTTCCGGTACGCGTCAACCAGATTTTCGAATAGATAATCATAGTGTTCCAACATCACCGTGTTCTGCGTATGATCTCCGTCACGGAACACCGCAACAAAATTACAAGACGGGTTATAGTTATGTGTAATATAGATGTAACCCTCTTCGTAATACTCATACACACCATAACTTTTTCCGCTGTGCTCGATCGTAAACAGATACCGCGACCGTCCGGTCGGCTTTTGCACAAACACGGCATCATCAATCAACATCTGATCTCCTACACTCATGCTCTTCATATAGTGTCCGCCGCGGAATGCTTTCAGAGCAGTATTTTCCCACATCGCCTTACTAGCACTGTCATTGTGCGTAAATTCGCACACAAAACCACTTCCATGCATCATTTTGGTTTCTTTCTGATACCGTTTGTGGATGCCAAAAAATACAAAATAGGGATTAAGTAAAGAAATATTATTCGATGCCATCACCAGCTTAAACCATCTAGACTGACTTCCGTTTCCACGACTGATCGTCAATAACAACGATTGCAGTTTCTCGCTCTCACCTTTCACATATTGCCCACTCTCCATGGAAAACTCATCAAAAAACAAAAAGTAGATATCCCGAAAATACGGAGACAATTTTTTTACACTGTCCATCTTACTTCCAAAGCTAAACGCACATCCGAATGGCTCCGCGTCCAGAAAATACCGCACGACATTTCCATTCTTATCCAGATTTTTATAGGTAATCACACTACCCAATTTTGGATACATTTGCAACATATCCTCATACATCGCCGCCGCTCCCGTCATTTCCCCTTTCGTCCGGAAAATCCATCCGGTCTGCAATCCGTACTCTTTGCACAAGATACAGCTTGCCGCGGCGAACGCACTTGTCTTTCCGGCGCTACGGTTGGAACACGTAATTGCCACTCCAGCGAACTCCCCGTCCACGTCCGGCTCCGTAAACAACCGTATCGGATTGTAATACTGAATCGGCTTGCCATCATCCGATACCGATTCAAATTTCACGCCATAATCTGAAAAAAGTTTTTCCCATTTGATATCATTCCAAAAAATCATTGTTTCACGTGAAACATTTTGTTTCACTTCCTCCTTTCTAGCATTTCCACAACCCGCGCACCGCGTCCCGCATAATCTATGTTAACCGCCAGTTCCCCCGCCAGCAAAACCGCAGACAATCTCACGTTTATCGCACGATGATCGCACGTTTTGACTGCGGATGGACGGCGGTGAAAGGCAGAGCGTCGCTAAGTATAAAAAAAGCTACGCTGGAAAACGTAGCTTTTTACACGTATGGAATGAAGTTTTATAACACAAGATATAGTAACAATCAACTACAGGTAAACTAAATCCTCAAGTTACCGTCCGCCAGTCGGGGCGCGTACCCAGATCATGGTTACTTATTCCATAAATGGGTTAAACTTTTCGGTATCACCGAACTTATGAACGTTTACCGCGGAAAGGTATGCGGTGAATCCCTTGTCGCGACGGAACTTGCTTTCTCCGATGGAGATGAACAGGTCAACGACTGCGCCTTTGCCCAGTTCGTCAACGCTTGAAACGGTGTCGCTCTCTACGCTGTCCTCGTAAAAAGCTACTTTATAGTTGGTCTGCACTTTTACGTAAAGTCCAGCTTTGTCGGTTTCTTTTGCAGGAATCCATTTTGCTTCTGCGGCGGCATCTTCGCCAAACTCTTCGATGATTTTTTCAAAAATGTCTTTCTGCTGATCGGCAGAGATAGACGCGGAAAGAACACTTTTTCCGTCTTCCTCTTTTGCGTATGTAACAGTTACGTTGTTCAGTCTCATTTTCGCTTTGCTCATGATTTCGTTCTCCTTTTTTAATTTAATTTGTTATGCAAAACCGCGGCGCGTTGCTTTGATCGGTTACGTCTTATCTGGACTATTCCAGACCGCGGTTGTGCGCTTAGTCCAGTCTTTTTGCTTCTGCAAAAAACTGTTCATCCGGCATTTCGTAGCGGCAAGAAATTGTGTCAATTAAGACACATGCTGAACTTTCTGGGAGACCTGCTGAAATAGCGGCATCTTTTTTGGCTTTCTGTGATTTTAATTCTACATCAGACTCAAAAAAGCCGATTGTCTGTCCCGTTTTTCTGTCAATAGCGGCGTACTGCCATTTTTCAATTTTTGTTCGTACCATGTTTTTCTCCTTTACTTTATGTGTTATTATTTATTACAAGTATTATAATATCACTATTCTATCAAAAAGTCAATAGTTTTAGATAAGAAAAAGAAAAAAAATATCCAAAAATAAAAGCAGAATAGCAAGGTCTATTTCCTCTTCATGCAAAGCACAGATCGTTGCGATTAAAAGTAACATAAAAAAGATAAAAAATCTCATTTTATTCTCCTATTCCGGTATCACTCCGTCTTGAGAGTTTACCAACACTTCATAGTATTCATTCGATACCCCTAAGGTATAAGTGGTATCAATAATTCCGATATTACTAGCAGTCAAAATTTCTTCCCCGTTTACTTTGATATAATGTGGTTTCGAGTTGTTGAAACAACTGATCGTACGTCCGACATTTTCCATCCGGCGGCAGAGCCGGAAATTATTACAACATTTCAAGTTTTCCGCGCCTAATTTTTTGTTCATGCCAGCGACCGTAGACGTAAAACGCACGGGGTCTTTGCCAGATTGCGCCGCTTTTTCGTCCCATTCAACGCCGCAGTATTTTTTCGCGCCAAGGGTCTTAAACTGAATGTACAGATCATCCATATCCCAGACACCGAGAATATAACGGTTGTCACCAACGTCACAAAACGCAGGAATGTCATTATCAATCGCACGTTTTTCCAGTATTTTGTTTTTGGCTTCAAATTCTGGAATGTGTACGTCCGGATGTAAAAACTTGATACTATCGGTGTCGCAGTACACGGCATCCATTCCAACCACGTCCAGCATATCTTGTAACTGCTTTCTTGCGTGGGCGGTAACATAGATTCCCCATTGATAGTGCAAAAAGCTGTTTTTTCCATCATAGTACGTTTTCAGTGCTTTTTCCGCATCTGCTTTTTCCCGATGCCATTCTCCCGTAAAAGCATCCATTGCCCATTCGTCCTGCAAAAGATCGGTTACACACATCCCGAACGTGCTGTTTAGTTTATTCTTAGATTTCATATATTCATAGACTTTATCGGGATTTCCTTTCAACTGGCTTTTTGCGATAAAAAATGACATCATCGTTTTACGCATACTTTCCGGTAATTTTCCGCGCGCGGCTACGTAGCACTCCGAGACGGTAAAGAAATCATAGTCGTATTGATTTTTTATGATCGACAAGTCAATTTCCGTCATTGCTATTTCACAGCATTCAATAGATAATACGCGTCCATTATCAATCACACAATCTTTCCCGTGCTTCTGACACTTTGACAGCGGGATATACGGGACGGGGATATTTTCTTTCATACGCAAGTTGTCAAATTGTACCCGCATGATAACACAACGTGTAGCACATAAATTGTCAAACTGTTCTTGCGATGTAATCTCAACCGCCCGAAACGCACTCATGGGATAGTAACCCATTGCTATCTGCGCGGGGTAGCTACTGGAAATATCCATGCTTCCCATTACGATTGCGTTTTCCCCTTTTTTCGCGGTGATCGTGTGCCCCGCGTGGATGCGGTTGGCGTGCGTGTTGCCGCCGCGGAACGCGTCTTTACAGAGTTGGTACTGCGGTAACGTCAAAGCCAGATCGGCAAATACTCCCGGATAATAACCGCTATCTGCCTGCATTGCACGGCGGAATTCTCGGCGGACGTAGCCAGTTGATGTAAGGGGGATTTCTGCTAGATTATCCTCTTTTCGTAAGGCGCGGATGCATTCACACAAGCCGCGAACATCATTATAGCAATATCCCTGTTCAACGTCCGTGAGAGGTGTTGTTGGTGTACGTAGTTTTTTGTAATCATACGTATCAACAAGTTTATAGTGAGACACTCCCTCACTATTTTCACAGAATTTTGAAAGAGACATATTACTGAGAAAGTAGGAACATCGAAACTCAATCCCATATTTATACGCATAACATTTCATTACTTTATGAGCATCCCGCGCAAAAATTTCGTCAAATGCTACGAAATCTTTCATAAACTGAAATTCATACGATAAATTATGAACGTATACTACAGCACGTTTCGTATCAGAAGTTTTCAAATACAAATGCAGTTTTTCGCAGAATGAAAGAAACTCGTTCCATGTGCGACCGAAGCATACCGTATCTTTCAAACAGAATTGCCATTGATACAGATACGCTGTACCTTTTACCACTTTTTCACCTGTTTTGTTATAGCGTTCGTAATCGAGTTTTTCTAACGTAGTTGTCTCGATATCAAACGCCATTTCCACGTCATAATAGACGATAGGTTTTTTCTTTCTTCCACGCTTGCGGCATTCGCGCAAAGTCTGGAAATCAGAAAATGGAAAATCATTACATGAATACACTGTTTCTATTGCTGTAGTTTCTGTTCCATTTACTTGTATCGGTACTTCCAATTCATACATATTTTTTCCCCCTACTTTAATTTTGTTCGTTTTTTCGCAAACAATTCCTCTTTTGTTATATAACCATCGAGATACAATTGATAATCTTTTTCAATATCCTTATAATCAAGTTTAGGGTCGTCTATTTTTTCTACAAAGTCATCTATAATTTGATTGGACGCAAGTTCTTTACGAAGATTCTTTCTGTATAAATTTGATGACAGAAAATGATACAAGTCTTTATAGTTATCTTCTGTTACAACCGCATTAATTTTTTTCTTAGATTTATCAAACCTCCGCTGAAATTCTGCGATTTTATAACCACTTACTGTAGTTTCTGGTGCGTTCAAAAAAGCAACCATGGTGTCCCATTCCTGCCGAATGGATGCATCCGAACGCTTAACGCCTTTCAAGAAACGATTTTTTTCACGCCCTTGTGAAGCAAAAAATTCTTTTACGCGTCCATACGCCCATTGGTCGCGCGCGTGAATTTTTTCCAGTTTGGCAAGGCGGCTATTTGCCGCCTGCGCAACGCGTGGAAGTTCGCGTTTGATCTGGTCGAGGGAGAGATCGAGTTCCTGATAGATGCTGTAGTCTTTTGATTGCGGCATTATTCACACCCCCTAATCATCAGTCGTAGTTTACCGTTTACAATATCGAATCCTGTTATTTCTTCTGATAAGTAGTTTTCTTTCCTTATGGGATATATTTTTGTATTATCCATCTCAAATTCCGCGACTAATACATAATGTTCCTCATGAAACACGGTGACAGACGCGTAAATTTCAACTCCTACTCGGACAAAACCGTGATACATCCTTACAAAATCTTTTACTCTCATAATTACCTCCTTAATAATAACACTGTTCTTCTGTTCCATTTGCCGAATAAAGCGGGCATAATGTACAGTTGTCATTTGCAGAACAGATAACGTTATGCGGAACTTCTACATAATAAACTTTCAACGCGTAACGTGTAGAAATATTGTTATGCAAGTTTACAGTAAAGCCCACACCAAAATTACCTTTGTACGGAACTGGTACACATAATGCATTCTTCTTAACGTAGCCATTCGTAAGAGACGCATGGTCATACACGTAAATATGGATATTCCCGGCAGTATCTTCCTGTTTTACATATAAGGGGATCTCATCAAGTTTCGCTGGTAAGGTATACAGTTTCTCTAAATCTACTACTTTCATGATAGTTCCTTTCTCCCCGTAGTGCCGATAGGTCAGCAGTTTTAATGTTATCTATTGCAAGACATCTTGTAAGTAGCAGATATTTCCGGTCTAAGATCTGAGTAGTAATAAAAAGCATCTTCCGAAAAATGTTCTCCATTTACTATTTCTATTCCATTTTCATAAATGGAAAAGAAAATTTCACTATTTTCTTTCATAGCTTGTGAACAGAAAGTTTTTACTAATCCATTTGCTGTTAATAATGACTCAACTTTATATCTGAAAATCTCTTTTCCATATTTTGTTACTACAACTTCATAGCCACTTTGTCTCTTAATTTCTTTCATTTTTGTTTCCTCCATTTTCTATTTTGTATTATTGGTTTTCCTTGTTTCTGATAACAATACCACTTTTCTATAAATATGTCAATACTTTTTCTAGAAAAATTTCTAGAAAATTTATATCACTAATCCTACACAAATAAACCCTACACCCGTGTCCGTCACCCGGAGGGCAACCGCCTCCGGCGGTCACTGGCATTCAACCGAGCGTTACTGCGCGATCACTAACGTTACACAGATAAATAACAGGCAGTCCGCGGAGCGGACGACACCGGGCGATCACAAACGTTACACATATAATCAACCACATGGCAGCCGCGGGCAACCGCGGAGCGGTGACCCCGCAAGGGCAGGCGCGGACGGGAGCGAAGCGAATGGACGCGCCGTGTCCGTCACTCGCGGACACTTTAGCAGACTAAAGTGAGTCCCCGTTTCGGAAGTGTCCGCGGCCCGCGGACAAACAGGCGGTTTCGTCCACTTTTCGGGCAAAATGAGTTTCTAAAACGGAAGAATTGTGTGTGAATCGGGAGGAAAACGTGAATAATTGTGAAATTGTATAGACAATTAGGCTGGACTAACACTTTAGTCGGGTAAAGCGTATTTGTCAAGTTGGAAAAATGCATAAAAATTTCGGGCATATGTGTTATAATAAGTATTAAAAAGTGAACAAATGCAATGAAATAGTTTGCAAAAGCGGTGTCTTTCCTTGACGGACACC